ATGAGGATTTGCAAAACGCCGTAGGTGGTGCTTTTGATGTTGTCCGTACCGACCTTGGTCGTGATGATGTTGCCTTGCTCGGTTATGTCAACGACATTGGCTTGCTCACTGACTTGGAATACAACTACCTTGCAACTGCGTTGTTCAAGCAGAATCTTGTCGGCAATGTCGTCGTCACTTGGGGTCTGTCACCTAACGGTGAATACGACGGTGACGATTATGACATTCCTGAGGCAATGGTTGAATTTATTCAAGGTGAACTTGTTGCTTCAACAGCAGACGCTTATAACCTTTCGGTTATGTCTAGCCTTGCTTGCCAAATGGCTATTGAGTGTGGACTCAGCACCGATGATGACATTATGGACATTGTTCGTGGTATGAGCAGTGGTGACCGTGACGAAGCCAATTCGTGGGCTAAGAAGTTGAATGAACTGCTGGAAGCAGTTATTGCGTTTGAGGCTAAGAACCCTGAAGCCTTTGGCGACGCTGTGCAGCGTCTGAACGAAAAGGGAGAGTGATGAAACAAGCACCTTCGGTGCAACCCAAGAAAGCCGTGAAGCGTGGGGGGAGTAATCCCCCCACATACCACAAGGCTGGCACTTGGCGTTGTCCACGCTGTGCAAACACCATTGAGGTGTTTGTCAAGATGACCTTTCCCCCTGCGTGTTCTAATCACAAGGGACAAGGTTCTACAATTATGGAAATGGTAAAGAAAGAGAAAACAAAATGAGAAAATACCTATTGGTAACAGTTGAACATCCTGATGATGTTACACCACAGCACTTCATAGATATGTGCATAAAGCAACACCTAGTGCAGTTGCTTGCTGACTTGCCTGATGGTTGGGCAGTGTTCTGCGACGACCTGATTACGACAGAAGGCGACGAAGGTGGGGTAGTTTTATCCGACGAAGTAGAACCCGAAACAACAGATAATGTTATTCAATTGAATAACTACAAGAAAGGAAAATAAAATGACATACATAAATGTACCATTTATTATGGAGGATATGCCTGAAGCAGTAGCCGTAGAATTGTTTTATGCAATAAAACGGAAGTTGAATTGGGGTGTTATCGCTTTCACCAAAGCAGACATTGTGGATGTGCTTGAGGATAACGGTTATGATGTTACGGATGAGAACATTGAACTAGTTCAAACTAGTGGTGTTTGGAAAATGCTAGAACATTGTTGTGCTATTGAAGGAATGGATACCTTGGGGTATCTTGTCCGTGAGGTTATGACAAGCAAAGAAGCAAACGAGGAATAGGAGCAGTTATGGCAACAGGATTTCGCCGTAGGCGTAAGAGAGTTCGTTTAGGTAAACCTAAAAAGGATTACTATACAAGTTCTCATCCACGCCCTGTAAAAATCACATATATGGAAGGCTTTGAGCCACCAGTAAAACAAGAAGCAACAACAGAATAGGAATAATTATGGAAACAGAACTAGGATGTGGCGTAGCCACACACGATAAGGCGTGTTTGTGTGATGTAATAATCACACAACCCTTGCCACCGTTGGAACAGTGCGTCAGGAATGGCGTAGATGATTTGTTTATGGGGAAAGAACTGGTAGCCCTCAGGGGCTACTCTGCCCCTTGGAACAATCAGACAACCCTTGCCTATTTTGAGGATATGGTCAAGTTTTATGACGCTTATCACGACGGTCAAAAGGCTGGTTATACGGCTAAACATTTAGATGATGTTCCTTGTCTTGTGTATGGCGAATCTGATACGGCGTATGAGAAGTGGGGGAAGGTTCGTGAATGTGTTCAGTATTGTATGGATATGTTTGATACAACCCTTGTGGAAATTCTACTACATATCGGTGTCACTGCTGAGGAATTTATGGATGCTGCCACTACTGCTAAAGCAGGTAAGGGCTGGAATTATGATGATGTGAACCATTTGGATGTGTTGTTTCAAAAGGAGAATTTGAACTTCAATGATTTGGCTCGCCAGTCAGGTTTGACTTTGGAGGTTGTGCGTGGCATACGAAGGTATTGGGATGAACGCCGTAAACGGCTTGTAGGCTCGGACAATCCTGCCCGTGATTACTTCCACGATTTATGCCGTAACACGACCCTTGGTGGTGCTGTTATTGCTAGAATGGTAAAAGAAAGATACCCTGAAGTGAATTATCATTCATCCAGTGTATCTAAATATAGAAATAGAATGGTCAATAAATATAATGCAAAGACAGAATAGTAACTATTGCTATTTGTCCGTGTATTATTGTTATTGTATTAGGACAACCCTTACAAGAAAGAATGCAATATGAGATTTGATTACACACGAGGTATTGTGTATGTTAGACAGTCGTGGCTGAACGATTTGATTATCTGCCCTGAAAGGGCTAGATTCAAATTGGCGAAGCCAGATATGTCTGGTGCTAGTGACGCAACCATTATGGGTACAGCACTGCATTATGGTATTGAGCAGGTTCTCGGTGGGGCTAACCCCACCGAAATGGCTGATATTGCTTTGCAACATTGGACTGAACTAAAAGAACAACCGTATAAACAGACAAACCTTGACCCTGAAAAGGGTGAACAGCATATCATCAGTATGGCTAAGGCTTTCACTGATGACATTATGCCTGAAGTCCAGTTCGGTGGGGATGTGGAATATAAATTCTCGTTCCCACTTGGGATGACTGTTGGCGATTGGGGTGTTTGGTGCGAAGGCACTATGGATTATGTTCAACCTAACGGTGTGATTTGGGATTGGAAAACAGCATCTCGTTCGTATTATGCGAAAGAGAAACAGTCACAAAGTGTTCAGGCAACTGTTTATGCTGCTGCGCTTGTTCAACAGTTGAAAACAGGTTACCCTGTTGATTTCCGTTATGGCGTTATGGTTCGGCAAGACAAACCTAAATCACAGATTGTGTATTTGGAACGCACAGCAGAACATCAGCGTTGGCTGATGCACACCGTGAAGCCTGCCATTCTTATGGCGTTGCGTATCGGCGTTATGGAAGGTCCGTGGATTATGAACGACACAAGCGCGTTATGCTCGGACAAATGGTGTCCATACTGGTCGCTATGCAAAGGCAACTTCCTGTCCGAGCAAGCATTGCGTTTGCCTTTACAGGCACCGTCTATAGAAATTTTTGAGGCGTAGTGACATTCTTGTCTCTACATCTGATATCGTTATCAACGACAACCACACCAAGGAGGTGTACCAATGGTCAGTAAAGACCAATCCATCATTATGCAAGTATGCGCTAAAATTGCGTCAGAGTTGACTCCGAAAGGAGATGATGTCAACGCTAATATCGTTGCCTTTACAGAGGCATACGAAATGGTATGTGACATTATTCTGACAAGCCAAGGCATTGCCTCCAGCAATGCTGAAGCACCACACGCAGAATCACCACAGCAAGAAGAACAAGCGTTCACACAGGCTTTTCCTTCTGCTACACCAGCACCAACCCCGACAGCGACTGGTTTCCAAGTTCGCATCAAGGGCAAGCAACACGGACCAATTCCTGCTTGGTTGAACGACGCTTGTGCAGTCAAAGGTGTGAGTGAAGTGTGGGACAACCGAGACACTCTCGGTGCAAACCCAAAGCGACCTTGGTTCAAATCAACCACAGGTAACGATGCCTTTTGGGCGCCTCGTGGCGCATAACTAAAAACAAAGGAACAATATGACTCCGAATTACTCGGAGCGTTGGAACGCACTTGGGCGTGGCGAGATAATCGCCACGCCTGATGTGTCTAACGCCTCAAAAAAACGACATTATTATGAACCACTGGAAGTCGCTGCCGACGACTTTGTTCATTGGGCGCAAAACCCAAACGAACGAGTCTATCTAGGCTTCCCTGATTTAGATAGCGAGATGCGTGGCATAGCCCCATCAGAGTTATGTATGATAAACGGTTATAGCCATTCAGGTAAAACTATGTTGCTTCTACAAATCCTGTTGGCAAACAGAAATCTACCTGTGGTATATTTCTGCCCTGACGAACCACGCACCTTGACACTCATAAAACTGACCTGCATTATGCACGGCATAGATGCCCACGAACTGGAAATGCGTATCGCAGACAACGACCCCGAAGCAATCAAGTTGCTTCGTGAAACAGCAAACGAATCGTTTCCTCAGTTGGCTGTCTTTGACCAAATGATGACCCTCAACGAAATGGAACAAGCACTTGGTGAAATCCGTGATATGTGGGGACAACCCTCGTTGCTTGTCTTTGACTACTTGGACTTGCTCAGTGGTGGAGGCGAGGACATTCCGTCTAAGGCGAACACCATAAAAGCGTTCGGTAAACGCCATAATATCCCTATGATTGTGTTGCATCAATCTAGCCGTACTGCTGGTGCAGACGGCAAAAAGCAAACAATCTCATCAGGTGCCTATGGTGGCGAGCAACAAGCGACCCACATTATAGGTGTACGCCGTAAGAAGTTTGAGATTGAGAACCACATCCGTGAATTAGAGGAACGACTGGATAAGTCTAACCAAACGGAACGCCTGCTGGAACGGCTGGATGCGTTGCGTTATGACTTGCGTATCCACCAAAACACGGTCACAATCAACCTTGTCAAATGTAAACGCCCCTCATCTAGACTTATGGATGATGTGGACTTTGAGATTGAAGAAGGCACAGGTCGTCTGACACGGCTACCCACAGGGCATCTAGGCACGATACCGACATTGTCTGAACCTGAACCTGAACAATTAGTTCTCGCTGACGATTGGGATTACTGATGAACACAACAGATAGATTTATAAAACTGTTTCGTGGTCGTGGAGATGTTTACGGCTCAGAAACAGGTGGATGCATAAAGATGCCTTTGACTCGTGAAGTGTTTGACGCTCACCTGTCAGGTGACACACCTATCGGTGTGTACCCAATGGTGCCACTCAAAGGCGACTGGTACACCGTATGGGGATGCTCGGACATTGACATAGAAGATATGACTGGTGCGTTCAATCTGCGAGAAGCCTTAGAGGCTGGTGGTGTCCACGCATTCGTAGAGAAATCTCGTAGCAAAGGTTACCACTGTTGGGTGTTTGCTAGTGAGCCAGTGCTTGCTAGCGATATGCGTCGTATGATGCTCGCAGCGCATCAGGTTGCAGACTACCCTGCTCGTGAGGTGAACCCTAAGCAGGAGCAACTCACATCCATAATGCAGTACGGCAACTATGTGCGACTTCCATATCCGAACTATGCAGATATGTCTAAGGCTAATCGGCGTATAATCAACGCAGACGGCACAGCCGTAGCGTTGGAACAGTTCCTAGATATGGCAGAAGCCAACCTTAATTCTCCAGACACGATTGCTCGTCTGGCAACTTATTATAAGCCACCACAACCTGACTTCAGTATGGTCACAGACCATCCTGAATCTGACGACTTCAAAGAGATTATGAAGCGTGTATCACCATTGGCTTATGTCATATGGCGTGACGGTCCATTGCCTAACAATGACCGTTCACGAACCCTTGCACGCCTTGCTCACGAACTAGTCAGGTCAGGACTGCACCCTAGTGAAACCAAGATTGTGATTATGTCTGCTGACCAGCGTTGGGGTAAATACCATTTACGCCCAAATATGGAACTAGAGATTGATAAACTTGTTCAACGGGTTTATACAACCTAGAACGGTGGCATTATGCAACACACAATCATTATAGAGGGCAGACCTGTACCTAAGGGTCGCCCACGATTAGGTCGCAGAGGTCGTGTGTTCACGCCTGAAAAGACTCTTGAAGCCGAGGCACGCATCGCAGGTGCGTGGGCTATGTCTGACGGACCAATGTTTGAAGGTCCAGTGCAGATGCGTATTGAGTTCACACCCGAAGGTTGTGAAGTAACAGTTTTAGATTATGAAGTTCCACCAAGTAAACTTCGTGGCGATTTAGACAACTACCTGAAAACTTTGATGGATGGTCTAAACGGAGTGGCGTGGACAGATGACAAGCAAGTCCATTATGTGGAGGCTTGGAAAAAATGACCGACAAACCCCCACCGAAAGGAAAGTTTTCAGATTATGATATTCCAGCGAAAAAGTTTAACTTTCACGACGACCTTAAGTTTGGTCACAAGGGTGAAGCGTTGGTTACCGAGTTCCTCTCTGCAATGGAATCTGGTGCTTTTGAAGTTAAAACCGACAGATACCGTAATGGCAAGATGGTCTTGGAGATGGAACATAATCCGAGGCTACGCAAAGACGCTGACGGCAAGGCTATTTGGGAAAAGTCAGGACTAAATGTGACGAAAGCAATGTGGTGGGTTTATGTTTTAACATTAAACGGCAGCGAAGGTGCTTTCCACATTATAAGTGTTCCCCGATTGAAACGATATCTGAAACTAAACCCTGACAAGTACAACCGTAAAACAATGCAAAACTTTGCTGTACGCAGTGGAAACCCCTCACGAGGATTCCTGCTGCTACCCGAAGATGTGTTAGATGTTATGACAAACGCAAATTATGATGAAGTATGACCCACGCAAAAAACTAAACGAAAACTCAAGCGAATGGGAAATCTTAATGATGCCATTCGCATATGAAAACGAAGTTTCGGAGACAAACTGGAAAACCGTTGATATAGTTACCGAGTGTTTGTCCACGCTAAACGAAGAGGACCAGCGTGTGTTGTACGAAATCTTTTATGACCGTACAACATACGAAGAACTAGCAAAAAACCTAAATATAAAAGCAAAGTCGCACGCTTGGCGTAAGACCAAAATAGCAATGGAAAGGCTAAAACAGAAAATTATGGAACATCCCGATATGCAACACCTAAGGGATAAGTAATGGCTCATTGGACTAATATGTGTGAGGGTGGACACAAGAACCCTTACGGTTCTTGTGGATGCCACAGTGCCTCAGAAGAGCCGTGTCGCTGGTGTGACTGGCACGATTACCACGGTGATTGTGAACCACTGGAAGATGAAGAAGAAGATGACGAAGAGGATTAAAATGACAAACTTGGAAGAATTGCAGATTCTTCTAGTAACATTAGTGAAAGAAGCGAAGTCCTACGGACTTCCCAACGCAAGAATAAGTGACATAGAAAATGTGCAAAAATCAATACGAGCAGTGGAAAAATCAAGAGTTGAAAAAAACAAGTGATTATTTCATAAGCAAACAGAAACACCCATCCAGCCGTAATCCGTTGTCGGAAGTTAAATGGGAAACCGTAGCGCACGAACTAGCGTATGTACTAGACCTACTTGAAGATGACCCGAACGATTTGAAAACTTGGCGTAAAGTTTGGAATGCCCTCAAAGTTTATGAAGGGGTAGCCAAAAGTGAATGAAGAAGATTTCAAACCTGAAGATATGAAAGAGATTGAAATGGCATTCGCCAAAACAATCTCCAACTCCAAAGTCGGTTATATCGTAGAGTTCCACATCAGCAGGCTGGCAGCCGAAGAGATGACAGCCGAATGGATACAAGCCCTACTAGGTGATGCAGACGCTATCCGTGCGTGTATGCAGAACTACAGTTTTATAGTTCAACAGATTATGGATGAACTTAAACTGGATTCCGAGTAGATAACGCTTTGTTATTTCCCCACATTGACTTAGTAGTCTCAATGTGTATCCACGCAGCCCACGACTGACCCATACCGTGTGAGTTAGGTTCAGCCTTTTTCCATCCACGCTTTGGTGTCCAAATGGTTCCACCAACATAATCTACAATCATCTGCACACCATACTGTGCAGAATTAGCCACTAGGTCTTTCATTGCTTTAACACCTACGGCTCGTGAAGGGTAACGCCAATCTAGCGCAGCCCCATAATAATGCGTGGACAATGAACCACCACCACGAACTTCACGCTTGTTCACAATCCCCACGCTAGTGCCACCGTAACGCTTTAGTAGGTAATCTTTATAGGCTTCTACATTCGGACTAGCCTTGCCACCAAATCTAGCACGGTCAATCTTTGTGGCTTTCTGCCAGTTGTATTGTTCTGTTGTGTTTACGGTCATATTATGGTTCCTTTGCTATGTCGCCCGTACGGGTTAATTCTTTAATGAAGTCAGCCATAGTGAAATTACGGTTAATTAGTTCTCCACGCTGTTGGCGTGGACCAACCTTCCTTGCAGGCACACCAATCTCTGTTAAAAGGCTACTCAATGCTCGTTCCCCATATGAGGACTTACCACCTGCAACACCACCAGTTAAGCGTTCCACTTTGCCAATCACAGGAATTGCGTTACCAATTCCGTATGACAATGCAGGTGCCAACCCTATTTTTCCTTCAGCGTCACGGCGTGTTCCCACGCCCACTCGTTCCAACAGCAAAGCAGCCAGTTTGTCTATGCCTTTAGCCTCATCATATTTATCGGTAAACGGAATATCCGTAGCCAACTGTTTGTTTGCAAATATTTCTAATGGAAGTTTAATTTCAGGGTATGTCATACCGACCAAACGACTTGGATTGTATAACTGAGCAGCAGATGACTTTAATCTTGTCTGGGGAAGGTCTGGGTTCAAAATCCAACCTTCCTTATTAAGCCCCATAGGTCCACCTTCACGCAAATATGCAGGCATAATCAAGTCAGCCGAAACAGGGTTTCGCTGACGAATGTTTTCATACTGAACATAAGCCTTAGGGCGATAAATTTGTTCAGTCATCTGCAAAGGAATGTTGCGTGTAGTCCAAATCCAAAACGGAATTACAGCACGCATTTTCTCATCTACCTTGGACAAATCGCTATAATCAAAATGGTAGCGTGTAATACGGTAGATAGCCTCATCATAAGACAATCCTCGTTCCAGCGTGTCCAACGCCATTGGGAAACGAGCAGATTGTTCCACAATGTCGTTACCCTTACCAAAGAACCGTGTAATAGGGTTGTTTGTTACCTTATTATAAGCATCGGCAGCACGACCACCTTTAACCACAGGTTGCATAGCAATCTCAGTAGTTATACCACGACCTGTTGAATCAACAGCACGAAGTGCTGATTCATACATATCACGAACCACAGGGTCAACAATACCAAGTTCATCAAGCCACTTCTCAGGTCCGTGCTTACGCAACGCCTGCATAGCCGTAACACCCCTAGATATGGTTGTTGCTGGTACACCAGCAACATAATTCATAAAGGTTGAAGAAATAGCGTTACGCATCATAAATCCAATAGACATAGTTGCCTGCTGTTTAAACAAAGCGTGATACTGAGAAATAGCACGAGTAACTGGTCCTCTATTCGCCCTCTTCCTTAACGCATCAATTTGTGGTCTGGCAATATCATAAAAATCTTTAGGAACTTCAACACCCAAAGATTCACCAAGTTTTACCCAACCATCAGTAAAATCATCAACAAGGGTTCCACCGAGAGAACCGTCAATAGCCTTGGAAAGAACGGCATCAGAATATGGAATCAAATAAGAATCCAAAAAAGCAAGTTGTGCCTCGTCGGCGTGAAGTTGTTTCACAACTTTTTCCCAAGTTTTAGCCTCAGGAGTATTGCCAAGACCCTGAATGTTGTTAATCCTGTCACGAACATCATCAGCCCAACGCCTAGACATAGTGCCAGCAGCCCCTGTAGGGGGGTCTGTGGCGATAGCCTGACGCAACAAATCAATGTCCTGTTGCATAGCAACACCAGTCTCATCAGTCCAGCGTTCCAAAACTTTGCGTTGATTAAACAAAGTAGAAAGTCGTTCTTCCTGAACGGCTTTCCTCAGGTTTAACTTTTCAGCCTCAGCCTTACCAATGTTACCTATACGAACCTCAAGGTTCGCAACTAAATCAGTAACCTTCGTTTCTTTCTCGTTAAGAATCTTAATAGCCTTTTCACGAGTAACTTCAATCTTTTTACCCTTATAAGGAATGGTTACAGTACCAAAGTTTTCGTACTGCCTATAAGCAACTTCTGCTTCACGGACACGACGGGAAGCCTCACGCTTAACAGAACCAATCTTGCCACCAACAGACCTAGCCTCACCGACAGCAACCTCACGAGCCGTCAAAGCATCCTGCATTTGACGACCAGCAATAGCAATCTCATCCATTTTTTCAACAGCCCCAAGAGAAGCAGAAACATAATCTGAATTAGCAATAGACTGAACAAACTCGTCACTAGCAGGAAACACAGGACTCATCATTCCGTCAACCAAAGTGTTATCCACACTTTCTTTGCCGTACTGACCCACATAGGAAAACCTGTCAGGAAGAATCAACGAATACGAATCTTCAGCCATTGGGTTGTCCAAGCCATAAATTACACGGCTAGGAACAAGCAGGGGTTTCCCTGATTGTTCCATTCCTTCTTCAGCCATAGCCCTCATAAAGTCATTCATCATTTGAACACCGACTTGGTCGGCGTTCTCTAAATTAAGGTCTGCTGCTGCGTGGACAAAAGTATCACGAATAGTGTCAAATGCTTCAACAAGGAAATCATCATCAACAACACCTAGTTCAAACTGGTGTGCGTGCATAGAACCAACAACAGTCATCAAATCATCCAAAGCAGGATAAACCTGTTCAAACATAGGGTCGGTAGCACCGTCACGCAGAACATCATCCCACGCCGTCAAGAACACACCTTCAGTGTCTATACCTGACCTAGATAGTGCATAACCTACTGCTTCACCAACGCCACCTTCAGGGTCCCAGAAGTCATAATAATGTTCTGGTTTACGCATATCGTGAATTACATCATTAGGGATTGCGTGTGCAGCAACGCTACGCCCGTCTTGCATAAACGCATTATGGGCAGCCATAATGTCATCCATAGTCATATTCTCATCACCAGCAACCATAGGTCGGGTTGAGACAACCCTTGGCATAGGGTCAAGGTCAGGGTCAAATTCTCGTGGAACCAAATCATCATAGGTTCCATAAATAAAACCATCTTCGCTATAATCAGCAGCGAAACGAACATCACCCAAAGTTGAGAAACCATCAATCTGTTGCACAAGATACGCTTCAGTGTCAATAAGGTCATTCATAATCTGACCAGCATCAGGTGGTGTATCAGCAATCTGCTGTTGCACCACTTTCAAGCGTTCCGTCAAAGTACGCACTTCAGCAATATTTTGGCGTGACATACCAGACTCACGACTAATTTTATCAATCAAAACATCCACACTTTTAGGTACACGCCTAGAGTCAGGGAACATCTGCACATAAATTTCACGCAGTTTAATATAAGCAGCCTGTTGATACATTTCACCATTAGCAACCGAATGCTTCAAGTCCTGCAAATCTTCCAACAATGTTTTATGAATTACTTGAAACGAACCTCGTGCCTCTGCACCCTTAGCACTTGCTTCTGCTGCTGCATCAGCAAGTTGCACTTCAATACGAGCAATCTTTGCTTGGACAGCAGCAACTTCACTATCAAGTACACCAATACGGGCTTGTTGTGTGTTCATAACGCCCTGCGCCCAACCAAGAACATTCTCCACGCTGTCCTTAGCCTTCAGACTACCCTTGTTTACAGCAGTGACAATGTCCCTGCGTAAACCAGTAAGCGAAGCGTGAGTAGCAGTCAACTTAGAAACCAAAGCAGCATCAGGAACAGACTTAGTGTTTAATACACGGACAACATCAGAACCATAATCCATCAGACGACGAACATACGCTTCACGCCCACGAGCGTTAGCCATACTATAAGCGTAACTGTCCACGACTGATGTAAGGTCTGTTTCAAAGAAGTCAAAGTCCACTTTGGCTTCTTTACGGAAAATAGCGTTAATTTCGTCAATAGTGCCACTTTGAAGTTCAACATCCATAAACTTCTCGCCCTTTTTATATTTACGGAAACGAGCAGCAGAACTATTTTGACCTAGTTCAGCAGAAGTTAAATCACCATCTTTAAAAAAACCAGTCAATTTACTATCGCTTTTATAAACTTCACGCAAGGCTTCTTCGGTCATAGTGTGATGAACATAATCATCCACAAAACCAATTTCTTTCATAGTGCCACCATAATCCAAATTAAACTTTTGAATTACACTGTCAACACCACCCTTACCATATTTGCCGTTTTGCCACATAATAAGGCGTTCAGCAAAGTCACGCTTTTCAGGTGACGCTGCTGCACGCAAAACAGGGTCCTCCATTAAACGAACAATCTCTTTACCGAAATCACCTTTGCCTTTTTTACCAGCAAAGTTTTCAATCTCACTAAGAATCTGTGCTACTTCGTGTGTTGCTTTACGATAGAAAGCGTTTTTAAAACCTTTTGCTGCACGAGCAGAAGTATAATGAGCAACTTCTTCAATGACGGTTTGGTCATCTAAACCAAGACGGCGACCAAGACCTTTGGACACCATACCAGCACGGCTGGAAGGACTTAACTTTACACGAGCAGCCTTCGCCAACGGAACTTTTTCTATAATGTCACCAGTACCTGCACGAAGCAAAGTACCAACACCAGCCTTACCTGAAACAACCTGAGCCAACGCTTCCGTCTTAGGAATTACATTACCAAAAGCACGAACACCAAACTTAATATTCTCAGCATCACGCACTTCCTTCGGAATTGCTGCTGCACCATAACGCATAATGTCATCCATTTTGCCAATAAGTTGAGGGTACTTTGAACGCATAGCCTCTGTGCCAAACTTTAAAGCCAACTCTGAACGACCAGCCTTGCCGATATGTCCAACTGCGCCGACACCAACATAACTAAGAGGGTCAAAAGCCATATCAACGCCAAGGTCAATAACAGTGTCCAACCATTTAACACCACTCTGAGGCATTAAACGAAAATCCTTGTCGTGTCCTTGCCTCATAAAGTCAGACCAAGAAGCACGCTGTCCACCTTCTAGCCTATTTCCTTCTCCTGCCTGAAAATACATATTGGTCATATCAGCAATTTCTTTAATACCTGACTGAGCAAACCGAGAAACGGTTTGTGAAGCCTCAAGAACCATCAAAGTATTTTTAATAGGCGCAGACAAAACAGCACCAACAGCCTTACCAGCAACACCCAAAATATTAGTTTTCTTATTAGGAACTTCAGGTTTAATACCTAGTTTATAGGTAGCCTCTAAAGATTTATATGCTTGCTTTTTATCTGCTTCACTAAGTTTACTGTTAGCAACTTTAGCCAACGCAGTAGAATATGTAGAGTTAAGTTTCTGTTGTTCTTCTGCGACGCTGGTTTTCATACCAGTTTCATTAGTGGAACCACCAGCAGAAACTGCAACACCACTACTCTTTTTTAGTAAATCTTTACCACGATTAATACTGTCAGCAATAGGGTTACTAGATTTAGGCGTAGGAGCAGGAGGTGTCGTGTTAGAAAAAGGTGAACGATATACTACCATTATTGTCCCAAAGTTTGCTTAACTAAATCAACAGCAGAAAACGAAGCAGCGTTTAACTTTTTCTTTTTAGCAACCTGAGTAAACTGTTTTTCAAACTGTGCCTGTAGTCTTTTAGCCTCAGATTCAGACCTACCTGATTTCACGAGGGTTTCTACAAGTGTTTTAGACTTTTTCTTGGCAACTTGCTCAAGTGATGTTGCAACACCAGACAAACCACGAACACCCACATTAGCAGATAAATACTCATCAGCAATACTTGCTTTGTCTGTTGTAGTGGGTGAAATACCCAACTTTTCACGCTGTTTATAAAACGCACTCATATTCGCTTTCTCTCTGGAACCTTCAGCCGTAGCAAAAGACTTACGGTCTTTTTGCAATTGATTAAGTAAACTAACAAACGCACCTTCATTAATGCCGTACTTTGCAGCACTCTTTGCTTTGTTTAGGTTCAAATCATTTACAAACTTATTAACTTCAGTATCGTTATTACCTGCTGCACGGACAGCATCAAAAAAGTCAGTAGCCAAAGGTTGATACTCTGCTGGCATTTGCTTATACTTAATTTCAGTAGCGTTCAACAAACCAGCAGAATCATAAATCTGTGTAGGGTCATAAGTGGCGTATTTAGCCGACTGTTCAAGACCTTGCTTTTGAAGTTTCCCAATAGCATCAGGGTTTTTCAAAAGGGCAGCAATCATCTGCCCCTTGTTGTATTTTCCTTTAATGTCCTCATATGAGCCACCAGACAGCAGGAATTGTATAATGTCTTTTTCGTTAGCCATAATAAACCTCTATAATTGTATGAATTGTTCTATTTCTTTCCCTTTTTAGGCTTGGGCTTGGGTTTGGGAACCCCATATGACGCAGTTGCATTAGCCCTAGTGTTAGCAGCCTCGGTTTGACCAGCCAAAACAGCCTCAATACCCTTCTGAAGCAACGCCTGCTGTGCAGTGTTAACATTAGACATATCACCAGCCTGAAGTTGGGCTATGTTCCCTGTCAAAGCCTGCTGAGCAGCCGTATTAGCCCCTGTGCCAGCCGTACGCAACGCATCCATATAGGTAGTATCAGCAGCCTGCAACTGCTGATTAGAGGAGGCTTGCATCTTAGCCAAAGCATCAAGATAAGCCGTAGATTGTGCTGATTGTTCATCAGCCCGACCTGTCGTCGCACCATAAGCACGCAAAGCCCCAGACAAACCTTGTTGGGCTTGAGGCAAATTAGCCACCTGTGCATTAGCGTACGCCGTTGCCTGTGGCAACTGCGCCAAAAAGTTTTCACCAGCAGTCTTGATAGTTTTACCAGCAGTTGTCGCTTGGTCGCCATAATATTTCTTTATAGCAGCCGACTGTGTGTCAAACAAAGTACCAGCCTGTGCATTATAGGCTTTCTGTAATGACTCACCCGATGCTTCTTGTTGTTGTGCAGCAGCCATAGCAGCACGGTAAGAGTCGGCGTTAGCCTTTGCTGTTGCAGCAGCAGTTTCAGCAGCACTAGGACCTGAAGAACCTCCACCACCAGAACCAGACGCAGACAACGCAGCAATCAATTCCATAGCACCTTTATAATCACCACCTTTTAATGCTTCTTCAATAGCCTTGTTTATTGCATTGTTTGTATCTGCAACTTGAGCAGGTGAACCAACAAACTGACCAGCCTGAACCTGTGCAGCAGTAGGTCCACCCATACCCTTACCACTAATGTTGATTTTTCCTTTACCACCAGCAGGTGCTACGGTTGTACTAGGTGTTGTTCCAGCCTGTGGCTTTACCGTTGTACTAGGTGCTACTGTCGTACTCGGTGAAGTCGGAGTGCGTGAAGGTGGAGTGCGTGAACTCGGAGTCTGACTTCGTGAACTCGGAGTGCGTGAACTCGGAGTCTGACTTTGTGAACTTTGACTTCGTGAACCTGTGGTGGCAGGTGCCAGCACAACATCAACACCAGTAACCATTTTTTGTTTAGTTTCACCAGTAACCTCATCAACATACTGTCCACCAACAGGTGTGCCAGCAGGTGGGCTGTCAATGCCAATAGCACTATCAAACCTACCTGTTTGTGGATTCCATTTTAATCGTGCCATAATTCCTCCTAGTAACTAGCCTGAGATTTAATATCTATAGCAGTTTGCAAAACAGAACCCTGTTGTTGCAAACGCAACTGAGCCAAATAATCTTCCAAATCAGACTGTGCAACAGCCTCAGAATCCATAGACTGCTGTAAACCAGCATTCATATTTTCAGTTTCCCGACCCAAATCACGCTGCAAAGAAGCAGCATATTTTTCTAGACCAGCCGTACGGATACCAGATGAAACATTAGGTCCACCAAGTCCACGACGACCATAACTAGCAACCTGAGGGGCGAAACCTTCTTTATATTGACGCTGTAAATCAGCAATGTTTCGTGTACCACGCAACTGACCAAACGCAGCAGCGTTTTGGTTTGCTACAGATTGCTTGGCACGCCGACGGCGTGCGCTAGCCTCGGCTACACCGAAGTCACCATAAAATGCACCTGTGTCACTCATTGCTGCACACTCCTTTTAAGACTGTCAATTTCGTTTTGTAACCGTTCAAGTTCTACCGATAACTGCCGTAATGCTTGGACAAGCACAGAGTTATCGGTTGTTTTTGACAACAATGAAAGGTTTGCAATATTCCAAGCCATAATTTTCCCTAGTCGTGCTTAATGATGTAGTTAACTACATAATATGGAGGATAATAATCAGATGCTGTAGTGGTGTTGTTGCCATTAGACATCGTTACGGTACCAGCCATTGTGACACTGACTCCTGTAATGTTAGCATTTTCACTGCTAATGGAAAGCGAGTGAGAGTGGTCACCAGCATTGTTTGTAACATCAGAACCAAAATCTCCACCACCAGCCCCAATACTTCCAGCAGTTCCATCTTCGTTATGACTATGCGATACAGCAGCAGTACCAGTAGTACCCTCTCTCGTGTCGTCGTGAAGGTGGCTTCCATTTGTGTTTGCCGTTCCTGAGTGAGAGTGAGGATTTTGGCTAACACTTGTAGTGGTTACTCCCTGTGTCCAAGTAGCCGTGTTGTTGTGTGCGTGCAAAGGAAGATTGTTTGTACCAATAGTCAGCGAACCACCAGTACCGTTCAAAGCCAAAGTACCATTATCACCAATAGGAAACCTACCTTGAAGGTTAGGTGTAGTGGCACCAACCAAAGAAGCAAGAACCGTATATCCAGCAGTGCTAGTAACACCATCACATAACAACCATCCTGCTGGTGCAGTAACGCCAGTGTACATAGTTATAGAACCAACAGGAGCCAAAAATTGTGTTGCAGAAGGAGCCAATTTACTGTATGTCACAGCATTATTAGCAATCTTTGCTTCACTAATAGCCGAAGCATCAATGTTTGTCCCCGTAGAAATACCCTGTGCAAATGTTCTTACATCATTAAAGTTAGTATTCACCTGTGTTGCCACGGCTGGTGTTCCAGCCGTAAACAAGTTTGTATATGAAAAAGTAGCCATAATTATCCTTTAACCCTTCTTGGACTCCATTTGTATCCAATGCTATTAATACCCCACGGTTTTGTGGCTTCACCACTAAACCGAAGTTGAACTGTTTTACATAAACCAAGATTAGATGCAGTAGCAATACTGCCACCCAATGTTTCGTTAGACCAAGATTCACCATATGGTGTACCACCAGCAGGTTCTAAAGCCCAATTTTCATTCCACACCAAACCCTCAGCAGTAGATGTTTGTGTCAAACTAAACTCACGCTTCTCGGAACCCAACGCCTCCTGAAAGTCGTGATACACCTTAACATTTAGTGTCTGTTGAGAATCTGTTTCACGCAAAACCAACTCTGGTCGTCTAAACATTTTACGCTGCATATAAGAACCAGCATCAAACCATTTAGTACGATAATAACTAGCAAAACCAGTTAAAGACCCATCAACATTAATATAATCAGCATCAACAGAATAACGGTCAACCTGCATAACAGCAGGCGTACTAGGATGAATTGCAAGACGCAAATCCAAACCAGTTACCGTTGTAAAATCACACCCACCAATAAGTCCCTTATTGTCGGCTGTTTTAAACATAGTGTACGAATTCATACTAGGGTCAAACACGAAGTTCACACTAGGATATTCAACAGGTGTTGTTTCCGAATAAGGCAAAGACAACCACACACGACGACCAATCCACGAAACACTAATAGAATTTTCAGAAGCCGTATTAATACGACCCAAATCAAACAATGGTCGTAACGGTTGAAAAATGTCCACGACACTATTACCGTTAGTGTAAAACAAACCGTGGTTGCTACTAAAAAAATAAACACCTGAATCCGAAGCAGCCAAAGCGTGATGAGATGAACAACCAAGTTGTTCACTCAATGCAACTACACGAAAATCATTATAGTCATAACCATAAATAGCGTAAATTGCTGATTGTTTAAAAACAAGCAGCACACCATTAACAGACACAATTGCTATAATAGAAGGTCCACCACCTTGAATATCAATATGGTCCTCTTCAACCCAGTTTTCAGGTAGCGACTCATCAGAAAAACGAACCCGATTAGGGTAACTAACTCCACCCTCAACAGTGTTAGCAGCCCACATTTTATTGGCGTGAACAGCAATATGTTCACACTGTGGAAATTTACCAGCAGAAGCACTACTGCGTGTCTGCCAAGCGTTAGGAGCAGTACCAGAACGAGTTAAGTTAGTAGCATAAGTGGCTACACCATCCCATTTGTATGCACCAGCAGTAGAACTAGAACCAAGCGACATATAAAGATTATTACCCCAAGAAGCAAAACAAACACCGTGAGGAGAAGTAGAAACAATAGGAACACCACTGGAAACATCAAGACGAGTAAAATCAGCACCAGTAGATTTAAACACATTATGATTATTTGACATCATAATATGATGTGTAGAACTATAAAAAGAATGCAATTTATCTGGTTCCCAAGTACCAGCCACATTAGTAGGGTTAATACGGGTCATACCACCACGACTAAAAACACCACCTCTAGGGTCAACTTCAACATTCAACATTTCAGGCGACTCATTATTAGCCAACTGAAACTGGTCCGAACGCAAATTCAACCCACCAGTAAAATCTTTCTGCTCAAAAATTTGAATCTGAGCCATTTACAAACCCCAATTAGAACGGCTACTACCCAAAGAGCGAATCCAACCATTATAGGTAGGTCGGTTCTCGGTTTGACCAGCGTTCAAACGCATAAGGTTATGACTATTAGGTGTCGTCGCATTCTTAACAGCCAAAGCCACACCCTCATCAAAAGCACCCTTATACATTTGAGCCATAGCAGTATCTTCAAGTTGCTGATACACACGACTGCACGCATAATAAACAAGAGGGAAATGCAAACTAGGAATAGCATCAACATCGCCACCTTCAGTTTGCCAATCCAACGGTTCACGATAACCACGAGCAACCAAAGTCCGAACATTGTTCGGCTTTGGATACAAATGAATAGACCCACCCCACAAAGCATAAAACAAAGGGTCAGCATTAGTGTCGTACGAACCAGTATAGGTTTGCTCAGCCATATCAAAGCCAATCATATCCATACGGTAACCAGTACCACGATTATCTATAATACTAGAAATTTGCCCCATAGGTTCATCAGTTAGCGTGGACAATTCATACGCACGAACACCAGTACGGGTACTGAAATCAAACGAATACTCTAAAAACGACCAACGCTTCTCAGTATCCAAAATACGGTAGTAACCATCACGAATATACAAATCCAACAAAGAATCCGACAAATCAGTAGAATCCAAATCAGTTATAGAACGAACGGCAGACCGAATATCGGCTGCCGTCATAGCCTTATACGCCATCCTTCACCACTTTCTTAGACGAACGAAGATGCCCCATACACAACACCTCATCCTTTACACGCATACCCTCACAAGTATCCTCTTTAGCCGAACACTTATTACCACGCCCCAAATAAGGACCAGAAGCAGCAGCCAAAGTAGAATTCTCACCCTCACCAGCAGGGCGTTGACCATAAACAGGTTCCCCATACAACGAATGTGCAGGAATAGAACCAACAAGGGCGTGCGAAGAAATAGAACCAGAATTACTCATACTAATAAGTAATTTGTTCTATTTAACACCAACCCTCTGTCTAGCCTTGGCTTTAGAAAGGGCAGATTTAATAGCGTCATACTCAGCCTTACGAGCAGCAGCACCACCCGACGGCTTCTTAGGACTCTTAGGCTTCTTAGCAGCCACACCACCAGCAGGAGGAGGAGGCTTACGCTTCCCACCCTTCGGCTTCTGTCCACGCCCAAACTTATTCATATCGGCACGAATCTCAGCCTTAAGTGCATCAGCCTCGTAAGACGCTTTAGACGGCTTAGGAGGGCGCATAGTAGCCTTACGAGGGGGCTGAATAATAGACCCACGAACATTAGATGGCTCTACAGCCGAACCCCTTGGGCGAGGCGTAGGGGCATCACCAGTACGACGAAGAATCTGATTAGCACGCCTTTGCGCTGCACGCTGCTCAGCAGCAGTTTGCGCCATAGTTTTACCCTTAGGAATATAATCCCTCTTAGGTCTAGAAGGCTTGGACAAAGTCTTGGGCTTCTTAGGTTTCATACCAGCACTAGGCTTAGAAGTAGGAATATCAGACTGTGGTTTAACCTTGGGTTTTGGCTTTGCTTTAGTTACAGCAGCACCAGCCTTTTTGGCTGGTTTTGTAACAGGAGAAGTGGGGTATTTTAGGTACGAGTTAATTGGGTATTGCTTATAATATTCCATACCTGCACGCTTGGTTGTCATACCTGACAGTATTTTTTTAGAGGTTTTAGCACCAAATTTTTTGGTTAAACTTTTTGCTAGTTTTGCAATATCATCAAGAGGGATGTTGATTGCTGGTTTTCCCTTAGCCATAATTAAGGTTTCTTTCCACTAGGAAGTTTATTTACACCAGTATTTAAAGCCGTGTCTGCACCAAGAACTATGGCACCTTTAACTGCGCCACGAGCAGCCTTCGCTGATTTGTAGTATTTAGCACCTTTTATAGCCTTGTTAACAAGTTTATAACCTTTACCATAAGGTATAAGCCACACACCACTTTTTGATGCAACATCTTTCCAACCCTTACTAGGGTCACCAAGTTGTGACTTCATTGTAGAAGTCATACCTGCGACTGCTTTATTGCTACCTTTAGCAACTGCTTGTGTGCTTTTGTTGCTAACATTCTGCGCCCGTGACACAACAGCACTAGCCTGCGCCGTAGCACCTCGTGGTGACGGCTTGCTAAACAGTTTGTTTGCTGCATTTATAATGTCACGCAAATCTTGTGGTTTTTTAGCAGCCATAATTATTTCTTTTTAGGTGGGCGTGGAGGAGCAAGCCTGTTAGCCTTTGCTGCTTTTTGTGCTGCAATTTTTGCTATTGCTGCTTTTCGTTTTTCATTCTGCATAGTAGTTAATCGGCTCTTAGTTGGAACAATAGGGGCATATGTAGTAGGCAAGCCAATGTCCCCTTTATTTTTCCGATAAAAATTAGATGTTTCAGTGCCAGATTGCATATTTTTGCGAAGTTTTTTCTCAGCAGAAGTGCTTTTTGCTTTTCCAACTTTACGAGAAATTACGCTTTTACCGTACACTTCTTTAACAGCACCAGCACGCCGTGCATCACTTAAAGTTTTGTGTCGTTTAGCAATTACTGCAACTTCTTTATTTAAAGCATTCTTTTTTGTTGCACGAAAAACTTTCTTAGCAACAGGAATAAGAATATCATCCACAATACCTTGTGAATGTAAACCACCGATTGCAGGTCCACGCTTAGCCATAATTATTTACTCCCTAGTTTACGATATTTACGGGCAACTGGACTGGCTGTACCCAAAGAATCAGTTAGATTCTTTGGGTTTCTAAATGGTCCAGCAAAGCGAGATGTGTTCAAAGAATCAGTAGAACCAATAATATTAGATTTGCGTGGCAAAATTCGTTTATCTCGTGGAGTTACACGACCAGTAGGACTTGTCAACTCTCTTGGCAAAATTCGTTTATCTCGTGGAGTTGCACGACCATTAGGCAATGGTCGTCTTTCTAAAGTTCGTCTTTGCTCTGGAGTTGTATGAGGAGTCAACTTCTTCCTAGGAGTTTTTTTGCGTGTTGATTCGTCATCCATATACTCACTCACAGTATCGCTGCGTTTAAACATTTTTTTAGGATATTTTTTGATAGGAAGGGCATTTTTAGGATTTGGATTTGGTTGTTTCATAATAATCTCCTAGCCTAGAAAGTTTCCGTGTGTATCTTGATGTTTGCGTAACTTATTTCTTGCAGCACGCTTAGAAGCAGCATCAGGTGCATTCTGCATTCTAGCCTGAAGGTTCATTTGAGTTGCTTTCTTTGTAGCATTACCTTTTGCTCGTTGCGAACCAGCAAGATTTCCTTGACGAACAACCTTTTTAACTTCTTTTTTAGACATAGGAATTTCTTTACCACCACGACCCTTTTTGGTGCCTTTAGCAGCAGCAGCATCGCCAAGACGAGTAGCCCTCAAAGTTCTTTCTTGCGCTTTAATAACTTTCTTATCCATTTCACGCTTTGCAATAGTGCGTTCAGCAGCAGCAGTCTGTTCAGCAACAGTCAACTTCCTCTTAGGAGCAGCCTTACGGGGCTTCGTTGCTTTTTTAATTTTAGAACCATCCCAGTTTTTACCCTGTTCAGCCATACGACGCATATGTGCATCAGCATCTGCTTTAATTTTACCTACTTCACGACGCTTAACTTTGCCACGAACAAGTTGCTGTTCCATCTTGCCTGCTTTAGTACGCATACCAGAAACAGCAGGGTTACCCTTTGATTCCAATTTGCCAACAATACGGTTTGCTTGAACCTTTTTTGCTGGACCTTTAACACCAGCCAAAGCCAACTTCAGCAATCTTGCAAGGTCATCACCAATAGGTAATTTAGGTTTAGGAGCCATTATATAATCCTTAATATTTCAGACTAGGTGGGGGAAATACATCCCCCACCATTGTCCTCTTTGTTCTACTGCTAATTAGGCAGTCTTGGCTGTCAACTTGCCTTGCTTCTTACGGTTACGGATTGTAAGGTTACCGTAGCACATAATCAAAGCGTAGCGTGCATCCATATTTTCAGGGCGTACGAACTCCGTGTTGGAGAACCACTTACCTGAGTGACCCACAAGTGACATATACTTTGAGTTAACAAAGAACATATTGCCAGCAGGTGCGTGGACATCGTAAGTTACAGGCGCAGCCTTGAACAGCAAGTTCTGGAATCCAGCGTTTGCTGTCGCAGTGTCCGTGTAACGAACCTGTGGTTGCAGAAGTGACTCGTACTTCTCAAACAATGTTTGAGTTGTGAGAACCATATCGGGATGGTCGTTACCGACTGATACAGTGTTGTAGGCTGTAGCCATTTGTGCGAGGGTCAAAGCACCAGCAGTGTTTTCCTCGTACGAACGCCACCAGTCATTATCCTGACCAGTTGCTGAGTTGATACCACCAACGGTGTTGCCTGATTCAATCAAGTTTCCAAGACCGTTCCAAGACTTACCTGAGTCTGTACCACCAGCACCAAGGGTGTCGGTTCCGTTACCAAAGAACATCTGGTTGAAACCTTCACGCATAGACTCTTCAGCCTGCATAATTTTGGCTTCAAGCAAGTTAATGATTTCCTGCTCACCGTTGTTCTTTGCCTCTTCAATACCAGAAATTGCAATGCTAGCAGCGTACTGCTTCCATTCAAATTCTGCTGCTGAAATACCAGTTTGTGGTGTCAACGAAATCGTATCGTAACCAGAGTATGGAGCCACAGTTGAGTTCTGACCATAAATCAGAGGCTCAACAATCTTGGTACCACCATTAAGCATACGAATACGACCCTTGTTCATAAGGTGGTATGTAAGTGGGCGTGCTGTAAAGATGTTATCAGTCAACTGGTCACGATAGTTCGCAAGTGTTGTTGAAAGAATAGCATCAAAGTTTGAGTTTCCTGCTGGCATAGTATTTTCCTCCTAGAAAATATTAAAAATTAGCGTTTAATTGTCTTTTAGCAATCATCCAAGCATCTGAAATATTAGTAATAGGTTCAACAGCATCAGTTGTAGTACTCGCAGTAGCCGAAGAGCCACCAGAAACTACACCAGCCTCACGCTTAGCCTCAACAACAGAATTTTCCTTCTGTTGTTTAATCTGTTGCGCTTGACTTTCCAACTCACGCTGCTTCATCATTTTATCAAAAGCCAGTTGCTTATATATTGCTTCTAAATCGGTTGAGTTACTGCGTAAAGCAGTCTGCACAACCTCATTTGTGTCAAAATCAGAATATCTAGCCTGCAAACGGGAAATTTCTTTCTCAATCTGCTGTTGAGACTGATACTCTTCAAACTGTGCCAAACGCTGGTCCAACTCACGGATTCTACGCTCACTAGGGTCCATATCCTCTTCATAGGAAGAGTCTATCAATTGCTGTGCTTGCCCTAAAGTTACGCCGTAATGACGGCTTAACAACTCTAGAGTAGCAACAGGGTCACTATCAAGTGCTGTCTGCAATGAACTAGCAAAATTGAGAGATTCTCTCTGCTGTGCTAATTCCTGCGTCTTGCGTGTATAATCTGCCTGTCGTTGATAACCAGCAATCGCCTCAGAAAGAGGAATATGCTGCTCCTCACCATCAAATTTTACAGGGACTCTATAATTAGAGTATTCTGCAACATCCAAAGATGGGCTATCATCTATATGACTATCCTCACTGGAACTAGTTGACCCTTCGGGTTCTACATCAGATATGGGTGCGAAATCTTCGCTCATTTTATTTTTCTCCTAGAGTCCAAAAAAGGTTGCTCATACCTATAGGGAGGTTGTTCCCTATTGGGGTGGAAGTTGTCCTTGCATTGGAGGCATACCACCCGATTCGGGTGGCATACCTCCACCCATAGCCTCTGGAGGAGGTGGGGGTGCTTGGACAAACTTCTCAGGATTCTTAATATTAAAACCAACCTGAAGAACATAAGCAGCCAGTTCTTGCATATTGATAATGCCTGAACCAGCGAACGGTGCCATAGCATCCACAATCTGTAGAGCCGTTTGACGACGCTGTGCTTCGTTATGGGGTTGTGTTGAGCCACCAACTACTTCAAAGTCAAAGTCGCCTTCTAGGTATTCACGGTCAAATTCAACCCAAAACGGTTCACCGTCTTTACCCACAATACGGGCAACTTGCTTACCAGTCATAAATTGCTGAGCCAACATAAGCATACGGCGAGCAACCTCACCAATACTTAACTCAACAATAGCCAACTTATCGGCAGTACGAGAGTTAGCAGCATCCTGAACAGCACTAATTTCTGTTGCTGTACGACGAATCTCAGGAATGCCACCATTCATAAACTCAGGCAAACCAGTAATACGGTTAATGTCGTTAGTAATCAAATCGGACTGACTATAGAATTCTGGGGGGCTGATAACAGCAGGGAATGCTGTTACCACGCCACCCAACGGTTCATCAGACACGACAGGAACCATAACATTATCATCATCAGATTCTAGGGCTGTACGACCAAATTGGTCAAACGCTGATTCTTTATAGAGATACTTACGAGAAAACTTCTTACGATGATTCATCATCTGCGTACGAGTTTCGTTCAGTTCCTTCTGTAACGGTTCAATCTGTTCAAGGTCGCCAATAGGGTAAAAGGCATCTGGAACATCATAGTTACGCAACATAACAAAAGGATGTCCAAACGCATACGGCATCTTCGTAGGTTTAATAAGGAACACTTCACTGTTCTCACTGAAAACACACATTGTCTTACTACGGATGTCATAATACTCCCATATTTCAGCATAACCATAATTTTTGTCGTAAACCTTACGCTGACTAGGGTCATCAGAATAACGACTAACAGCCATAATAGTCACATCTTCACGCGCAGTCTTGTTATAACGCTTATCGGACTTTACCTCGGCAATAGGGCGACGGATACGCTGTGCAATCCATTTAGCGTCGTGCATACTTGTAGCATCAGCATCAATAAACACATCAAAAGGGGACACCCGTTCTGCGAACGGAGAGTCCTGAGTTATGACAGAATTACTAGTAGATTCGCCACCAGCAACAGGGTCACTATAATCATCCTCAGTATTTTCATAGATTGCTCCCTCTTCAACAAACCTATAACCAGTTTTAATCCATCCGTGACCTACAATAAGTAGGTCTTTAACGGCACGACGAAACTCTTCACGAATATTACGGTACTTCCACCAGTAGTTAACCACAGCCTCAGCCACAACAGCATTAGGTGCATTCTCAGGTTTTTGTGCATTAACGGTAATCTTGGGGTAGTTCACAGCCACAGCAGGACCAATAACATTAATAGTGGAAAACGAAATGTTAATCAACATTCTGTCCTCGTCACTATAATGGTCATAATGCTTACCCTTGTAGATGTCAACAAGACGCTTCCAAGTAGCGTCGTGTCCTTCATCTTTACGCCACTTTCGTGATGTCTCAATATGTTGACGATATTGAGCAAGTATTTCCGATTGTGATTTACGAGCCATTATTTAACTGTACGACCAAAAGCAGCATCATTAGGGTTCAACCAGCGAACCACAGGAGGCAGAAAGGCTGCTGTAATGGCAGCCCAAATAGCCTTGGGAGAGGTTTCGCCAGCCAACACAACCGTCAGAACGGTTGCAGCAGATGAACGGACATAAGAAGCAAAAGCGCACTTTTGTTCCTGAGTAATATTAAACTTCATTTCTTTTTCACTTTCTTTTGTTTAGCCGTTTTAATTGCAACAGCAGCCTTTTTAGCATCTTTCATACCTTTAGCAGTGTAAGGAAATGTTTTGTTTCCAACTTTTGGCATTATTTCTCTTTTCCTTCGTGCCAACCAATATGGTTGTCAATTTTTGTTCCAACTGCATCAACCTTGTATATTACCCGATTAAGCAGTTCCCGACCTTCACTATGTTGGCTTGAGTTTTCCCTACGCAACAACTGCATAAGAACCATTAATGGACCACCAATAATGGCAACCAAAATGGGTACAAGCCACGATTCCATTTAAATCCAACGAGTCCCGACAGGTTCAGCCGTTATACCATTGGCAGCAGCGTCAGACACAGTTTTACGCTGGATTTCCCCAATTGTAGGACCACTAAAGACTTCTTTTCCGTGTGTGAAACCAATACGAATGCCACGAATGTGGCATTTAAAACAAACTTCACCCCGTTTTTGCTTGACTTCGTGTGCTATTTCACCACAATCAGTACAAATAAATCGTTTTACTTCCATAATAATAGATAGTTTGTTCCCTAAAGAGGGTTTTTAGTGTCTCCACGAATATTATGTGCGCCAATTGGCATTTTAGCAGTTCCTTGCTCACTGAAAAGGTGCTGTTCCCACCACAATAGGCTATTTTTGGGTACGGGGGTGTCCCCCCGATACTCGGACAACCAAACATACTTCAACATCTGGTTGGCAATAGCCAAAGACATCGTTCTGTCGTCGTGAGGCGACCCTGAAGTCTTTCCGTTGTCCTTGCGAACATAAGTACGCAACTCTCCAATGGTTTTGTAGCAGTAAATGGTTAGTTCGTCGTTACGGATAGCAGCCGATAATTCGTCAATACACAACGGTTTGGTAACCGTTGTGGTTTTCCAACCCATAGTTTCAGTAGCCTGAGGGCTGCGTTGAGTAATTTTACGCTGACGGTAAAGATTACGGTAGCCAGCCCGTTGGGCAGCCTTAATTGTGGTTAAACCGTGGTTGTTTGATTCAATACATAATAAAGCCTGATTATACCACCAAGCCAAATCAGCCAGAATTTCGCCAAACACATCAGGTTCACAATGTCCGTGCCAATGAGCCATAACTTCACCAGTTGTGGCATCTATAATGTGGGCAGAACTATAATCACCATAACTAAGTCCTTCAGCGACATCAGCCCCAATACAGTACACACTATCAGGACTAGGAAAACCCCAAATGCTAAGAGGACCATCTTCTTCCTCACGGAACTCATAATTCTTATCAGAATAAGTATGCAAATATCCCTCAAGAGGTTCAATAGTGGCAATAGCATCCAACAGGTCAGTGTCAAATACAGGGTTACCTGATTTGACGAAAGCCTCTTCAGGGCTGCGAGGATATTCTTGATGCAACTGCCACGACTGCATATTTTTTGACTTAACTAGGTACCAGTCCTCGTCACGGTCACCAGCAGACCAAGGAAAAAAGATTCCTTCAAATTGGTTTGTTCCCGTTTGGGAACCAACCCACATTTGGTGAAAGAAGTTACCTGAACCGTTTGCAGTGGACAACCCGATTACACGCCCACCGACATCGGCAATAGGTTCAATAGAAGCCCACGCTTCCTCAGGGTTAGGAAGGAAAGCCCATTCGTCAACAATAACTAAATAAACAGATTCACCACGAGCAGGGTCAGAACCACTAGGCAACGATTCAATAGCAGACTCATTCTCAAACATCATCTTCTGCTGATGGTCGCTCGTTTGTTTAGGTCCTCGTTCTTTCATCCACTGAGGAAGAAATCTGAAACCATATTTAGATTTAGCAAGCAACTTAACAGATTCTCGTTCGGTACGGCTCAACATAACAACAAAACGGTCAGGTTGAAAAAACACTAACCAAAATGCGTATGCAGCAGCCAAAGTGGAGAAACCAATTTGGCGTGCTTTTAAGACAATACTGTAGCGTTCAGACATCCAAGTTTCCATTGTTTCTGTTTGTGCTTCACGCATAGCGAATTTGATACGCCCTTTTTCGGGGTGTTTAATGTACCAGTAATTTTCGCAGAAGTAAACAAACGCTTCTAGTTGTTGTTCAACGGTTGCGTTTTCTGGTCCACGGCATAAACGCCATTCTCGTTCGTTAATTAATTGTTGTAAATCCATAAGTTAATATTTAAAAAATACCTGTTGTTGCTAGTTTGTTGTGTAATTCCATTGTCCGTTGAATGTTTTGTTTTACAATATAAACGGCAAAAGGTTTATCTATTTTTTCCACTACAAACAAAACGCCATTATGGATGGAATCTAAGGCTTGTTTTTCGTTGTCAATTATTTCTTGCAAATTCCAAGAATCGGGATACAAAGAAACTAAAGCAGACAAACAACGATATGCCATTTTCTTTTTAATAAACAAATCAAGAGCAGCGTTTAATGGCTGTACAGTACTAGGTCGCACACGGGCGTTGGGGTTTCCTTTTATAAACTCAGCAACATACATATCTGTTTGATATTCAACAAGAGACCAGTCAAAATCAAGTTTATTCAAAAACTCTTTAGCAGTATTAGAAATAGGTTGTGTGTTGCTAAATGGTTCTTCATTAACAACAGCCCATTCGGTAATTAATTTTAAGGCTTCAGATATTGTTGAACCAGTAAACGGCAATGTTGCTGCGTTTACATACCTAGAACCCTGTTCGTCGTGGTTCTTGTGTTGTATGTAAAATAAATGTCCTACGCCTTCAACAGAAAAAATTGTTTCGTAAACAAGTATTTCAGAAAAACTATGAATAAATGCTTCTTCAACATTTTCAATAACATTAAAACCCATAGGTCCAAAACGCGTGTTATCGCAACGCCATTCTTCTTCAAGAGCAATTACTGTTGAACCAGAAAAAACAAAAAAACCTTTGTCTTTGCCATCAACAGGAACATCGTAAACATTCATTATGTTTTCAAACATTTGAATGTTTACAACTTCTTCAACCCCGTCTGCAATAGCATACAAATTATGTTTTGCAGTAAATGAAATAAAGTTATTTATACCCAAAAGAATATGTCCGTCGTTCATTTTAAAACATTTGAATTTTAAAAATTGTTCGTCTCCTGCTGGTGTTCTACGGACAAGAGATATCGGTCCTTGTTTAATTTTGTCCAACATAAACCACATTGAATAGTTGTTTAATTGCTCTATTGAAAAGTTTGTTAATTCCATTTTTTATCCTTATGGTCCATAATATTTAAAAGCAATTGCGCCTGCAGAACCGTCTGGGTGATAAGTCGGGTCAAATGGTGAGTTATATGCTTGAGCCGATGCACCATTGCCGAAACCTCCAGCACCAGCAGAACCAGCAAATTCAGAACCACCATCGTTGGCTGCTCCACCTCCTCCACCACCACCAACATAATAGCCGTATTGTGTTAAAGTGCCTATTCCACCATTACCACCATATGCAGTTCCTCCGAAAGTGTTTCCAGCAATGCTTCCGTTTCCACCACCACCACCAGAACCACCACCACCACCACCAACAGTAGTAAAGGCAATAGATTTGGGGGCAGGGTCGTTAATGGTGTTGCCTGTCCCACCACCAAATCCAGAACCAGAAGAGCCACCAGTTGTTGAGTTGGCTGCTCCACCACCTGCACCAGAAATGCTAGTAAAAGCAGCCCCAGACAAAGTTGAAGCACTACCAGCAGTGGGTGTGTTTCCAAGTGCGCTTTGAAAAGAAACACCTCCACCACCTATGGTTCCACTGACAGTTAAATTGGATGAATTAATAAACGCCCTAGAAGAAACAAGGGTGCATTGTCCTCCTCCACCACCACCTCTACCACAACCACCTCCACCACCAACAACAAAAATATCGTATAGCGATGGAATAATAGTAGAACTACCAGTAGGGGTAATGGTTGGAATAGTAATTGATGAGTTAGAAGTCCAACCAACATTTTTCAAACTCCAAGTAGTAAATGAAGTAGAAGAACTAATAACAGTTCCTATTCCGTTTGTGGCTACGGCACGAACATCATAGGAAACTCCAGCAGTCGGTAAACTGGTTTGGTTTGAGTAAACGCTTTGGCTACCACCAGTCAAACCAGTAAGTGTTGAACCATCTGTCCAAGTGGAATCAACAGTTTTTTTAAATTGAAACTTAACGCTTGTTGTTTGTAGGTTTGGATTTACTGTTGCGTTGAATGTGGCTCGGTCTTGGTTAAAGTTAGTGACAGCATTAATGGTTATCGTAGGCAACGAAGTTATACTTGAAGCAACTATTCCTCGTCGGATAGGCATTATGCACTCAAATCGCCCAGAAGGACATAACTATTAGAACCAATACAAAACAATGTTGCAGAAGAATACTGAGTGCGAAGTTTCAACGCTGGTGTACCAACAACGGTTGCGCCACCAGCAGCAACAGTAACCTGACCAGCCCCAAGGGCTAATAGGTCAATGCTTTGACCAGCAGTAAAACCAAGAGAAGTGCCAACAGTCACAGTAACAGGTGAAGGATTGTTCAAAGTAACCATTGTACCCAAATCAGACGACAACAATGTATAGGTTGTCCCTGTCTGCGTATTAACTGCCTGAGTAGAGTTAAATCCACCAGTAGCACCAGTTGCCCCTATCGGACCTGTAGGACCAGTCGGTCCAGCAGGTCCAGTGGCACCTGTAGCACCTACAGCCCCTGTAGCACCAGTCGGACCAGTAGGTCCTGTATCACCAGTCAAACCAATTGGACCAGCAGGTCCCGTAGCACCTGTCGCTCCCACAGGACCAGTAGGTCCAGTTAAACCAGTAGGACCCGTATCACCAGTAAGACCAGTAGGTCCAGTTGGACCAGTAGGTCCAGTTGGTCCAGTATTGCCTGTTAAACCAGTAGGTCCCTGAATGCCTTGGATACCTTGTGCGCCAGTCGCACCAGTAGGACCAGTAGGACCAGTATCGCCAGTATCTCCCTTTGGTCCAGTAGCACCAGTTGGACCTATTGCTCCAGTCGCTCCAGTGGCACCTGTAAGCCCCGTAGGACCGATTGGACCAGTATCTCCTGTGTCACCCTTAGGACCTGTAGGTCCAGTAGCCCCTGTGGCTCCTGTAGAACCAGTTAAACCGATTAGACCTTGAGGACCAATTGCTCCTGTTGGTCCTGTAGCACCAGTGGGTCCAACTGGACCCACATTGGCAGCAGCAACAACCGTAATTAACCCAGACGACAAAGTATTACCCGTTAAGGTAGTTGCTTGGACAAAAATGTCGGTTAAAGTTACATTCAGTTGAGAACTATCAGCAGTTTCAATCTGAATTTCAATATCACGAATAGCCATAACTACCGAGTCACATCAGCAAGAATAGTACACTTTCCAGCAACCAAAGTGGTTACCACACCAGCCAAAGTCCGTTGCAAATCCCAATATGCTGTTCCAGCCGTCAAACCAGCAGAAGAAGCCGAACTAAGAGTCAAAGCAACCTGACCAGCAGCAGCATTAGTAATAGCGCAAGAAAAAGAAGCAGCAACAGTAGTAGAATCTCGTTCATAACGAATCTGAGACAAAAAGGTACTACCAGTCAAATCAATAGCAGCACTAGCCGAATCCGTCAAAGTAATATTAAAGACTTCGGTATCTCCACGCATAATTGTAATATTTTGTTTTGCAGGAACCATACTATTATGTAATCCGTTCTAATCCGTGTCTCTTAAACGCTGAATTTTGAGGGGTATATCATTAAACCAACATTCAGGGCATTCCCGTAAATCATCAGGATACTCACACCCACACTCAAGACATTCAATCAGGCGAGCCATTAGATTCCAACCTAGCAGCCTTCTCAGTAGAAGCGACGCTAGCAATTAACTCTTCCAAGTCCTTATCAGAGATTTCAGCCAAAGACTGCGTGTGAGTAATATTTACCTGTTGAGGAGCCAACTTATTAGTAGCCTGAAGATACAGTTGGGCTGCCTTATTGTCGCCACCGAGCGCACGCTGGTATATCGTGTCCATCAGTTTCTGGGTGCGTTCGGGGCTTCCTTGGAGTTCTTCCACTCGTTTTTGCCATTCAGCCTTAAAGTATGGTTTCTTCTGCCAGCGTCTTAGGGTTGCGCTGTCCACGCCTTCTTGCTTGGCATAGGCTTCCTGCGTGGCAGGCTGCCTCATTGGGGCAGGTACTACTAGCCAGTTTAGGTATTTTTCTTGGCGTTCATCTAGGTGGTTTGATTCCATACTATTAGGGGTTTTGTTCTACTAGACCGTTAGTCTAGAATTTGGGTTTAGAACAACGGGGGGGATTATAGGGGGGGTAAAGCAT